TAATCCAGGCGGCAAACCTACAAACGTTAGAACATTTGCTAGCGAAGGTGGTTACATTGGTCCAGCAATTAATTCTACATACGCAGGTAAGAAATTAAATAACTCATCGTATTCAAAATATTATAAAGGAATGTTAGATTAATGAGAAAAGACTTTGCAAAAGGTACTCCCATTCCTAGAACTAAAAAGAACTACAGATCTACAAAATCTGGAGCAGGCATGACTAAGAAGGGTGTCGCTGCCTATAGAAGAGCAAACCCTGGAAGTAAATTAAAAACAGCTGTGACAGGAAAAGTGAAGCCTGGATCGAAAGCTGCTAATCGCAGAAAATCATACTGCGCTAGATCACTAGGACAATTAAAAAGGTCATCAGCAAAAACAAGAAACGATCCTAACTCACGTATCCGTCAAGCAAGAAGGAGATGGAAATGTTAAAAAACAATGGTAAGAAAAAAATAAAAAAAGTGATTAAAGGATTGGGCAAAGCAGTAAAAGCTCACACTAAACAAAAGAAAATGTTACAAGGAGCTTTACGTGGATCAAAAACTAAACGCACTTAAAAAAAGATACGAAGCACAAATAGCTGAATCATTAGCTATATTAAACGTATATGTTAAAGATTCCGTAGGTATAGGTGAACATCCACAGCATTTAGATGAAATGGATAAGTTAATACAGGTCATGGTAGATGCAGAAGAAAAATTAAAAATGATAGAAAGGTATGTTAAATAATGCACGATATAGAGTTAATAACTAAAATACAAAGACAGTTAAAAGATCTCTACCAAAACATTGGTGACTCAATGGTTAGTGGAGGAGTTGACAATATGGAAAAATACAAGTATATGCTAGGACAGGCACATGCCTACCAGTATATTTCTCAGGAAATCTCTAACCTGCTAAACAATAAGGAGCAAAAAGATGAGCAAGGAACAGTTATCGACCTCGACAAAAGAGGTCCCAAAGCATAAAAACGCTTTGGAAGAAAAGTATAAAGAACAACAAGTTGAGTCTGTAGAAGAAGCAAAAAGAGTAGACGAAACTAATGTATCAGACATTAAAGATGAATTACCACAACCATCTGGTTGGAGGCTTTTAGTTTTACCTTTTACACCAAAAGAAAAAACTAAAGGTGGTATTATCATTGCACAAGAATCTTTAGACAAAGCACGGATCGCAACAAACTGTGGTTATGTTGTAAAGATGGGACCAATGGCTTATGGAGATAAAGAAAAATTTCCAACAGGCGCTTGGTGCAAACAAGGAGATTGGGTGATTTTTGCAAGATATGCAGGATCACGTTTACCAATAGAAGGTGGAGAAGTCCGTCTTCTTAACGACGATGAGGTTTTGGGTACAATTAAGGATCCAGAATCTGTATTGCATTACATTTAACATAGGAGGAAACTATGCAAGAAGAAAATAAAAATGACGTGCCTATGGTTGATATTGATACCTCTGGAGAGGATACTGAAGTTATTCTTGAGAATCCAAAATCAGAAGTTGAAGTAGAAACCAAAGAAGAATCTAGCCCCGCGCCACAAGCTGAAGAACCTAAAGAAGAGAAGGTAGAAGCGAGTGACGAGAAGCCAGAAGCTACTCAGGAAGAAAAACCTGAAGAGAAGAAAGAAGAATTAGAAACGTATTCAAAAGACGTTCAAAGAAGAATATCTAAACTTACGAAGAAATGGAGAGAAGCACAAAGACAAGCTGATGAAGCTTTAGCTTTTGCTAAAAACCAAAAAGAACAAAAAGAAAAACTTCAAAAGAAATATTCTTCAGTTGAGCAAGCAGGTGTTAAAGACAGAGAAGAGAGAATCAAAGCTGGCTTACAAGCATCAGCAGCTAAACTAGCAGCAGCGAAAGAAGCAGGAGATCTTGCAGCGGAAGTTGAAGCTAGTAAAGAGATTGCTAGACTTGGATATGAAGAAGGAAGACTTAACGAAGCAAAAGCAGCATATGAAGATATGGCTAAAGCTGAACCAAAACAGAGAGAAATACCTAGAGTATCTCCTCAACAAACACAACAAGCAGACCCTAAAGCAGAAGATTGGGGATCTAAAAACAAGTGGTTTGGTACAGATACAGCTATGACATACACTGCATTTGATCTACACAAAAAACTAGTGGATGAAGAAGGATTTGACCCTCAGACGGACGAATATTATACGGAAATAGATAAAAGAATAAGACTTGAATTTCCGCATAAATTTGATACAACTGATGGTAAGGTTCAAAATGATACGGCCAAACCGACACAAATAGTAGCTTCAGCGAAGCGAAGTGTAAACAGATCTGGTCGCAAAACCGTGAGACTCACACCTTCTCAGGTTGCTATCGCTAAAAAATTAGGAGTGCCATTAGAAGATTATGCAAAACAATTAAAAATCACGAAGGAGGTATAGCATATGGAAAATGATAAAATGAAGACCCCGCGTGCGAGCCAGTCAAGAGAAAAAGATACAAGACCTCAGACTTGGACTCCACCATCTAGCTTAGATGCACCACCTGCGCCAGACGGATTCAGGCACAGATGGATAAGAACTGAAGTTTTAGGTTTCGACGATACCAAAAACATGTCAGGAAAAATGAGATCAGGTTGGGAGTTAGTGAGAGCTGATGAATACCCTGATTTTTCTTATCCACAACTGAAAGACGGAAAATACGCAGGAGTCATAGGAGTTGGAGGCCTAGTGTTGGCTAGGATACCAGAGGAGATCGCCAAATCTCGAGAAGCTTATTTTGCTAAGCAAACTAAGGATAGAGACGAAGCAGTAAACAACGATCTTATGAAGGAGCAACATTCAAGTATGCCGATCAATAGTGAGAGGCAAACTCGTGTAACTTTTGGTGGTACGAAGAAATAATTTCTTTGTGATATCAGAAACACATTAATGTTAACCCGCGAAACTACGGATAGTAGTTTTGCAAAAGGAGATAAATATGGCAAACAAAGACGCTGCTTTCGGACTGAAAGCAATCGGAAAAGTTGGTCAGAACAGAGATAACCAAGGGTTATCCGAATACGATATCGCAGCAAGTGCTTCAGCGATTTACCAAAACGACCCTGTCGAAATGGCAGCAACTGGTACAATCACTGTAGCGGCAGCAACAGATACTCTATTAGGATCACTTAACGGTGTTTTCTTTACTGATGCAACTACAAGTAAGCCTACATATGCTAATCACCTTAACGCTTCTAACGCTGCAACAGACATCGTTGGTTTCGTAAGTGATGACCCTTATGAAAGGTTTGAAATCCAATCTGATGGTGCTTTAACAGCAGCAGAAGTTGGTATGAACGCTGATATAGTATACGCAGCTGGCTCTTCGCCAAACTACGTGTCTAAAGTGGAATTAGATCATTCTGATCTTAAAACTGCAACAGCTCAACTAAGAGTGATCGGGATCTCAAAAGATCCAGCTAATAACGAAGCGGGCGCAGCAGATGTGAACGCAGTAGTTATTATCAACGAACACTTCTTGAAAGGAACGGTAGGAGTATAATTATGGCTATAAGTAGAGGACAACTAGTTAAAGAACTAGAACCAGGCCTGAATGCACTATTCGGACTGGAATATAAAAGATATGAAAATCAGCATGCTGAAATTTTCGACACAGAAAACAGTGACAGAGCTTTTGAAGAAGAAGTAATGTTATCTGGTTTCGCGCAGGCTCAAGTAAAACCAGAAGGATCTGGCGTAACTTTTGACAACGCACAAGAAACTTTCACAGCGAGATATTCGCACGAAACAATTGCTTTAGCATTTGCTATCACGGAAGAAGCTATCGAAGACAATCTTTACGATAGACTAGCTTCTAGATACACAAAAGCTTTGGCAAGATCGATGGCAAACACTAAGCAAGTAAAAGCTGCGAATGTATTAAACAATGCATTTAACGCAAACTTTGCTGGTGGTGACTCTAAAGAGTTATGTGCTACTGATCACCCAACAATAGCTGGAACTTTCTCAAATGAGTTAGCGACATCAGCTGATCTTAACGAAACATCGTTAGAGCAGTCTTTAATTGATATCGCGGCATTCACTGATGAGAGAGGTCTTAAAGTTGCAGCAAGAGGAGTAAAAATGATTATTCCTTCTGAGCTACAATTTACTGCTGAAAGATTGATGAAATCTGCAGGTAGAACTGGAACAGCTGACAACGATGTAAACGCAATAGCGTCTATGGGAATGATCCCACAAGGTTATGTAGTGAACAACTACTTAACTGACACTGATGCGTTCTTCATCAAGACAGATGTACCTAACGGATTAAAAATGTTCGTTAGATCGCCTATCAAAACAGCTATGGAAGGTGACTTCGATACTGGTAATGTTAGATACAAAGCTAGAGAGAGATATTCTTTCGGATTCTCAGACCCTAGAGGTATCTTCGGTTCACCTGGTGCGTAATCACTAGATTAACTGAATAATTAAGGGCGGCTCTTGTAGCCGCCCTTTTTTTATGGTAGAAAGATAAAACCCAATGAAAACTTTCCTAATACAAATCAGAGCATACGGCTATCATGCGCGTTTTGAGATGGATTCTCAAGATGAGGATAAAGCCTTTGAAGATGCACTAGTTGACAAACTAGGACAAAAAGATATAGTATGGGAAAAAGATGGATTTACAAGTAAGTCCAAATTGTGGTTAACCTATGAGGAGGTTATAAATGACAAACGTTCAGAGCCTTTACACGGAAAAAAGGAGTCTAGAACTGAAGTGGTCGCAGCACTATAATCAAGAGAAAAGATATACTCTTGATATGGTAAGGATTGATGACAAGATTAGACAAGTTATCAGTCATATCAAATTAGCTGAAGCACAAGTTGCTCACCAGACTAATAAGATAGAAGACGCTGCCCCCAACGTTTCTGTAGCTACGTAACATAAAAAACGCTACATCGCTGAAATCGCACTTTCTATTAAGGCTCTCTTGCACTTCTCACAAAACTAAGCTATAAAATATACACTATACATTTAATTAGAACATAGACGCGTATAGTCGACGGCCTAGAGACTATGTTCGGAAAACTAGGAGGATATAAACATGGCACAAACACTATTTAGAGGACCAGTTCTGCAAGGTAAATTCAACGAAGCAGGTTTAACTGGATTCAATCTAGAAAACAAAGAAGCTAACTACACAGTAGCAAATGGAGATTCTGGTAAATGTTTTACATCATCAACTGATGGCGTAGTATTTACTTTACCTGCAATTTCTATCGGAAGAGTATTTACTTTTGTAAATACAGGAACTGATGGAACTAATACATTAACTATTAGTCCTAATGCTAGTGATGGTATTTTGTATGCTGGATCTTTAACAGACGACAAAGATCTTATTAATACAAAATCAACATCAAAAGTTGGTGACTTTGTAGTATGTGCATCTTTGAACTCAACAGCGCATTGGACAGTTGTTGATGTACAAGGTGTATTTGCTAAGGAAGCATAATAAATAATTTGTGTGGGGCTTCGGCCCCATACTTAAAATTAATTAGGAGATAAATATGGCATCATCGGATCAACGATTTACAAGGATAACAGCTACTGGCCAAGTTCAAACTATTGGCGGTGGTTCTACTGCTATTGGACCTGCAAGAATAACTTACATTCAAGCCAAGGGACATGCTAGTGGACAACTTGAATTGAGAGATAGCGCAGACAACTCAGGAGCACTTTTATTTATTGCACACTTTGGAACAGAAGGTTTAGATATTTATGTTCCAGGCAATGGTATTAGATTCTCGACTACAGTTCATGCAACTATATCTGGTACAGGTTCTGTTACACTTGGATATACTGGCTAAGGAGTTTAAATGGCAAATACCACTTCAGGAACTACTACGTTCGACAAAACTTTTGCTATTGATGAGATAATAGAAGAAGCTTACGAACGAATAGGAATGCAAGGCGTATCTGGTAATCAGTTACGTATGGCAAGACGTTCGCTTAATATAATGTTTCAAGAGTGGGGTAATAGAGGACTTCATTATTGGGAAGTAGCTAATAATTCATTTACCTTAGTTGATGGTCAAGCTGTTTATACAATGTTTAGATCAACAGGTGATGGCACTTCTGATGCTACTGCTGTATATGGTGTTGATGATGTATTAGAAGCTGTATATAGAAATGCTTCAAATGTTGATTCACCCTTAACAAAAGTTAACAGATCTACATATCAAGGTCTTTCAAATAAAACTTCTGAAGGAACTCCAACACAATATTTTGTTCAAAGATTTATTGATAAAGTTACAGTCACTTTATATTTAACTCCAGGAAGTTCTCAAGCTGGACATAAAGTTAATTACTACTATGTAAAAAGAATTCAAGATGTAGGAGACTACACAAATGCTACTGATGTACCTTATAGATTTGTACCTTGTATGGCATCAGGATTAGCTTATTATTTATCACAAAAATTCAAACCTGAATTAACTCAAAACATGAAGTTAATGTATGAAGATGAATTACAAAGAGCATTAGCTGAAGATGGTTCTTCTTCTAGTTCATTTATAACACCTAAAACTTATTATCCGGGTACGTAATGACAAACTTTTCAAAAGGTAAATATGCCCAGTTCATATCAGATAGATCAGGGATGGCTTTTCCTTACAAAGAAATGGTTGTTGAATGGAATGGTGCAAGAGTTCATATTTCAGAATACGAACCTAAACAACCTCAACTACAACCCAAACCGGTAGGAGCTGATCCACAAGGTTTACCACAAGCTAGACCTGCAAGAACAGAGTTTCCAACAACGGATTTTTTACCTGATAACCCATTTACCACAGCTGCAAATACAACATTAAAAATTAATTTTCCAGATGGTGATCTTTCTGTAAATGATTTTGTAAGATTTAAAAATGTAAAAGAACCAGTAGGTGGTTTAGCTATAACAACTTTACAACTTTCTACTACATTAAATGGAGCTATAAATGATTCAGTAACTTCTATTGATTTAGCTGATGCCTCACAGTTTCCAACAAGTGGTTTTATTATGATTGAAAAAGTAAATGCTACATCTGGATTATTTGTAAATGAAGTTATTGAATATACAGGTAAATCTACAAATCAATTAACAGGCTGTACTAGAGGAACTAGCGCGCCTTTTAGAGGAGCTTCTCCAACAAAAACAACAGCCACTAGCCACTCGAATGGAGCTAAAGTTTTTGGAGCATTTAAAGTAGTTTCTTTAAATCAAACATCAGTTCCAAGTTCAGGCCAGCCATCGACAACTACAAGATTTGATGGTATAAATATTACACTAACGAACGCAGCTTCTACTAGTGAATCAGGGGGTGGTTTCCAGTGTACAATTGGACCAATAAATGATAGAGCTTAATTATGGCAGGATTTACATACGCAACATTAACAACAGCAATTCAAAACTATACTGAAGTAGATACTAATGTATTAACATCTACTATTACTGATCAATTTATTGATAATGCTGAAATGAGAATTTTAAGAGATATACCTCTTGATGCATACAAAAAACAATCAACAGGTAATTTAGTTACCGGTCAAAATACAATTAACGTACCAGCAAAAACTTTATTTGTTAAAGGTGTACAAGTGTATACTTCAACATCTGCTGCTACAGGTGCAAACACTTGGTTAGAGAAAAAAGATGAATCTTTTTTACAAGAATATGTGCCTTCTACAGAATCTGCTAAAAGAGGAACACCCAAATACTATGCAATGTTTGGTGGAGCAACAGGTGTAACAGATACGACTTCTGGAAGATTATTTTTAGCTCCTGCTCCTGATTCAACATATGTATTTAAAATTCATTATGAAGCTATTCCAACAGGATTATCTGGATCAAACACTACAACTTATGTAAGCCAATACTTTGGAAATGGGTTATTATATGCATGTTTATGTGAAGCATATGGGTATTTAAAAGGCCCTTTAGATATGTTGACACTATACGAAAATAAGTATAAACAAGAACTAGACAAGTTTGGTATGGAACAACTTGGCAGACGTAAACGAGATGATTATACGGATGGCACAGTTAGAATAACTATACCTTCAACGTCACCTTAATAGGAGATTAAATTATGGCAATATCATCAGCAATATGTTCAAGTTTTAAACAAGAACTTTTACAAGGTAAACACGATTTCGATTCATCAGGTGGTGACACTTTTAAAATTGCATTATATGATTCAGATGCAAGTTTAGGAGCAGCAACAACTGACTATTCTTCATCTGAAGAAATTACAAACACAGCGGGATCTGCTTATACAGCAGGTGGTGCTGCATTAACAAACTCAGGTGTTTCTTTATCTTCAACAACAGCTTTCACAGATTTTTCTGATGTGTCTTACACATCAGCTTCTTTCACAGCTAACGGCGCATTAATTTACAACACAACAACAGACGGTGGTTCAAGCACTACTGATGCTGTTGCTGTAATTGCTTTTGGCTCTGATAAAACAGCTACAAACGGAACTTTCACAATTCAGTTTCCAACAGCAGACGCATCGAACGCGATCATAAGATTAGCATAGGAGTAAAGAATGGCTGGATGGGGTAGATTTACCTGGGGCCAAGCTTACTGGGGCGAGGATGAATTACTTGCAACCGGTTGGGGTGCTAAATCTTGGGGTTCTGGTGAGTGGGGAAATCTTGCAGATGAAACTGTAACTCTTACAGGTCAATCAATATCTTCAAGTGTTGGATCATTAACTTTATCAGGAACAGCTTCTATTTCTTTAACAGGAGTCTCTTCAACATTTAATGTTGGTTCAATTACAAATGTTATTAGTGCAGAGTTTGATGTTGCAGGTTCACAATTTACAGCTCAACCAGGTTCATTAACAATTGATATTGCTGTTACACCAGATATTTCTGGTCAATCTATTACATCAGCAATTGGTGTTATAGATCCTTCTGATCAAATCGTAGGATTAACAGGTCAAGCAATTACATCAACACAAGGTACAGCAGTTGCACCAAACGAAGATGTAAGTCCAACAGGTATATCTATGAGTGCTACATTAGGTACTCCAATAGCTTTTGTTGGAACATTAGTTTTACCTACGGGTTTAGAAATTACATCATCTCAAGGCACAGCAGTTGCACCAAATGAAGATGTAACTTTAGGTGGATTAGAAGCAGAATTTGCTTTAGGTCAAATAGAAGGAACAGGTTCAGTAGCTGTTCCGTTAACAGGTGTATCTTCTACCATGACTGCTGGATCAATAGATCCTTCAGATCAAGTTATGGGATTATCAGGAGTATCTTTTAGTGCTTCTGTTGGAACTATAGATCCTAAAGATCAAGTAGTTGGTTTAACTGGTTTATCAATAACTTCTACACTAGGACCACCTTTTATTATTCATTATCAAGATGTTGACACAGGCAGTAATACGAATTATAGTAATGTTTCAACGGGCTCAAATACTAGCTATTCGAGTGTTGCAACTGGATCAAATACAAGTTATAACGACGTAGAGGCAGCATAGGAAAATTATGGCATCAACATATACACCACTTGGTATAGAAAAAATGGCTACTGGCGAAAATGCCGGTACATGGGGAACAAAAACAAACGCTAACTTAGATCTTATCGAACAGGTTCTTGGTGGATATAAGGCAGTATCAATTGCAGGCGGAGCACAAACTACAGCTTTAACAGTTGCAGATGGTGCATTAACTGGAACAGCTCAAGCTAGAATGATTGAGTTCACAGGTTCTATTACAGGAAATCAAATTGTTACAATACCTTTAGATATAGAAAACTTTTACATTTTAAAAAATACAACATCAGGAGCTTACACAGTTCAATTTAAATATGCATCAGGATCTGGTGATACATTTACTTTTGCAACAACTAATAAAGGAACAGCGATTCTTTTTGCAACAGCAAATGATGGAACGAATCCTGACATTATTCAAATTCAAACAGGTGGAGATGTTGTAGATGATACATCACCTCAACTTGGTGGTAACTTAGATACAAACGATAATCAAATTATTACAGTTTCAAACAGAGATTTAAATTTATATCCAAACGGTACAGGTGCTGTTGAAGTAGGTGGTAACACAAATCCTGGTACAGTTATTTTAAATTGTGAATCAAACTCACATGGTATTAAATTACAATCTCCACCACATTCAGCTGGTCAATCATACACATTAAAATTTCCAACAGGAAACGTTACAGCAGATAGATTTTTAAAAGTTGCATCAGTTTCTGGTTCAGGAACAACGGGTGTTGGTCAATTATCTTTTGCTGAAGTATCAGGCGGTACATCATACCAAGCGGTTAAAACTTCAGGCTTTACTGCAGCAGCAGGAGAAGGATATTTTTGTAATACATCGTCAGCAGCTTTCACAGCAACTTTACCTTCTTCACCAACTTTAGGTGATGAAGTTACATTCATTGATTATGCTGGAACATTCGATACTAATAATTTAACGGTAGGAAGAAATTCGCAACCTATCATGGGAACAGCCGCGGACTTAACTGTAAGCATAGAAAGAGCTGGTTTAACTCTAGTATATACTGATGGTACACAAGGTTGGCTGCTAAAGGATAAATAATCCGATGGCTAATCTAAAAACATTCAGTGGTTTTCCAATACAAAACCTAACATCAGATCCCGTACCTTTTGCACAAGCAAAAACAAATGATCCTTATGTAGGATCTTGGTCATCTGGTGGAGCAATGAATACTGCAAGAGAGTATTTAGCAGGAACAGGTATTCAAACTTCTGCTTTAGCAGTCGGTGGTTCTCCCGGAGACAAAGGCGAAACAGAATATTACAATGGTTCTTCGTGGACAGAATTAGGTGATTTAAACACAAGTAGAAGAGCTTTAGCTGCTTCAGGAACTAGTTACACAGCAGCATTAGCTTTTGGAGGATTTACTTCACCTCCTACAGTAGATAAAAATGAAACAGAAACTTTTAATGGTTCGTCTTGGACAGAAGTTGCAAATTTAGCTACAGCAAGACATGGTCTTGCAGGAACAGGAACAAACACGGCAGCATTAGCTATTGGCGGTTACACAACTTCACCAGCTGCAGCTTCCGCTTTAAATGAATCATGGAATGGTTCAGCGTGGACTGAGACAGGTGATTTAAATGATGCTAGAAATTATTTAGGAGCAGCTGGAACTACCACAGCAGCGTTAGTTGCGGGTGGAAATGAAACTCTTACAGCGAATACTGAGTCTTGGAATGGATCAAGCTGGACTGAAGTATCAGATTTAAATACAGCTAGATTTGGATACGGTATGAATGGAACAAGCACATCTGCTTTAGCATATGCTGGATTAAGTCCTCCATTGGGACCCCCTAATTATCAAACAAAAACAGAGTCTTGGAATGGTAGCGCTTGGACTGAAGTAAACGATTTATCGGCTGTTAAAGGTTATCTAGGTGGAGCAGGTTTAAATAATACTTCTGCCTTAGCTTTTGGTGGAATAAACCCATCAAGTTCTTTAGCAACAACCGAAGAATGGGCTTTCTCTGGCATCCCGCCAACTG